GCGTCGTTCATTGCGCAGGCAGCGTCCCCGGGTCACCTGGAGATGGCGCCCCACAGCCAGATGATGATCCACGACGGGTTCGCGATGGGTATCGGCAACGCCGCCGACATGCGCGAACTGGCCGACCAGCTCGACAAGGCCTCCGACAACATCGCCTCCATCTACGCCGAACGCACCGGCAAGCCCGCCGACCACTGGCGGGCGATGATGCGCTCCGAGACGTGGCTGTCCGACTCCGAGGCCGTGGCTGCCGGCTTGGCCGACCGCGTGCAGGGCGCCGACAGCGGCCCCCAGGACGGCTGGGACCTGTCGGTGTACAACAGCCGCCCCGGCAAGGTCGCCGCCAAGGCCAAGGCGAAGCCCATGGCGTCCGACGACGACGAGGCCGACGACGACGGGAACGAGGGCGGCCCCGGAGACACCCAACTCGGCAACGGCTGGGTCCGCGGCGCCGACGGCAAGGAACGGTTCGACCCCGACGGCGACGGAGACGACGACGCCACCGCCGAAGGCGACACCGACCACGACTACTTCGACGAGTCCGGCAAGCAGATCAAGCCGATCCCGGCGAAGCCCGGCGGCAAGAAGGCCAAGGCCGGCAAGAAGCTCCGCAACGCCGACGTCGACAACTCGGCGTGGGACGCCTCCAAGGCCTGGCACAACGGCGTTGCCTCCGACGACCCGGAGGCCTTCTACCGCGGCATCTGCGCCGGCAAGCGCTCCGGCGACCCGTCCAAGCAGGACGCCTGGGCGCTGCCGTACAAGTACCACCCCGACGACCCGCCGAACGCGGCGGGCGTCCGCAACGCGCTCGGGCGTCTCCCGCAAACCCAAGGCCTGATCAACAAGGCCGAGGCGCAGAAGACGCTCGAAGCCGCCATGAAGAAGGTCAACCCGGACTACGCGCCGGACGACCTGATGGAACCCGGCCTGCTCTCGGCAGTGCTGACCGAAGCCCTGAGAGGGGGCACCAAGTGAGTCCGACCATGACCGTCCCGACCGACTCGGCGGGCCTGCACGAGCTGCTGGCTGACGAGAAGCGGCTCAAGGCGATCTTCTCCCAGGATGCGATGGCGTCCGGGACCACCAAGGAGTTCCTGGACAAGTACGCCGCCGACTACGTCAAGCGCAACGGCGACTACCAGGACGAGCTCAACGAGCGTGTCCAGAAGACCGTGATGGACCTGCTGCGAGTCGGCGGATCCAAGCGCGGCCCGAAGCTCGGCGCGAGCCTCGGCGAGAACGGGCCGCAGCTGACCCTCGACGGCACCGCCATCGTGTCCAAGGGCCGCGGCACCGTCTACAACAAGACGTCGATGGGCGCGAACCTGGAACGGGCGTTCAAGCCGAACGAACGGCTCAACAGCGTCGGCGAGTACTGCAAGGCCATCTACGAGCTGCGCAACCCCTCGACCCGGCCGGGCCGCGACGAGCTGATCAGCAAGCTCGCGAACGTCCAGCAGTTCCAGAACAGCTTCTCCTCGGAGGAGCCGGGCGCCGGTGGTTTCCTGATCCCCGAGATCATGCGTAGCGAGCTGCTTCAGCTGGCGCTGGAGGACACGATCGTCCGCCGCAACGCCACCGTCATTCCCATGTCGACGCTGCGTGTGCCGATCCCGACGGTCGACGACACCAGCCACGTCAGCTCCCTGTTCGGCGGCGTCCAGTTCTACTGGACCGAGGAGGCCGGCCAGCTGACCGAGTCCACCGCGAAGTTCGGCAAGGTCGTGCTGGACGCAAAGAAGCTCACCGGCTTCTTCAAGGTCCCGGCCGAACTCCTCGACGACGCCCCGGCGTTCTCCGGCTGGTTCGACACCCGCATCCCCGCCGGTCTGGCGTGGGCCGAGGACGTCGCTTTCATGACGTCCACCGGCGTCGGCGAGCCGGAGGGCTTCATCAACTCCCCGGCGTCGGTGGTGGTCGCGGCCCGGTCCGGCCAGGACACCGGAACGATCATCTGGGAAAACATCGTCGACATGTACGCGCGGATGCTCCCCACCAGCGTGAAGAACGCCGTGTGGATCTGCGCGATCGACACCTTCCCGCAACTGGCGACGATGGCGCTGTCGGTTGGCACCGGCGGCGGCCCGGTCTGGATCGGCAACTTCGCCGGCGGCCAGGGCGGCATGGACATGCCGCCGGTGACGCTGCTCGGCCGGCCGGTCATCTTCACCGAGAAGGTCCCGAAGCTCGGCACCACCGGCGACATCAACTTCGTCGACCTGTCCTACTACCTGATCGGTGACCGGCAGGCCGTCTCGGTCGACTCCTCCGAGCACTTCCTGTTCCAGAACAACCAGGTCGCCTACCGCATCATCGAGCGCGTCGACGGCCGCCCGTGGCTCCAGTCTCCGCTGACCCCGCACAACGGCAGCAGCAACACGCTGTCGGCGTTCGTTCAGCTGGCCACCCGCTAACCGAGTACGGGCGGGCCCCGGCTGCAACCCCGCGGCCGGGCTTCCCGCCCGGAATGGGCAACCCGAGCAGTGACGACCCCGGGCCAAGACCACAGTCGAACACGGAAGGAACCGGCTGATGGCTGGTATGCAGGGACTCGGCCGTGTCATGGACATCGTCCACGACGCCAGCGGCAACATGTTCAGCCTGAAGAACGCCTCGGCGGTGTCGTTCGTGGTCAAGGGCTCCGGGGCGGCGTCTCTCGCCGTGGTCGCGGCCAAGACCTTCGGCGGCTCCACCACCAACTGGACCACCGCCAATGGGTTCGGTCAGACGTCGTTCTTCTACCAGAACACGTCAACCAACGGCACCGCCGGCTGGACGAAGCAGACCGCGACGTGGACCACCAACTCCGTGGCGCTGGGCGGCACGTCCGGCTACACCTCGGTCATCACCATCTACACGTCGCAGTTCGCCGACCAGTTCGACTACATCCAGGTCACCGGCACCAACACCACCACCTGCGTGGCGTTCCTGCACGACCTGACGGTGCAGCGTGACCCGGTGAACCTCGCGATCCTGGGGGCCTAAGCCATGGCCAACTTCATTCAGGGCACCCAGCTGCGGACGCTGGACGTCGGCCGGTACATCCAGGGCCAGACCGCGGACATCACCACCAACGGCGCGAAGACGTACAGCGTGTGGACCGTGGCCGGCGGCGAGGTGCTGATCACCGCGCTGTGGGGCAAGGTCACCACCTCGCTGACCGTCGCCGACGGCGTGAACATGCAACTGGTCCCGACCGCCGGCAACACCATGACGCTGGTGACCTCCACCGACCTCGGAACCACCGACACCGTCGCCGGATCCGTCGTGGGCCTGACCCGCGGAACCAGCGCCGCGTCGGCGTTCCTCGTCGGCGGCACCGCGCTGCTCGGCGCGATCGTCACTACCGGCTCGATCAAGTCGGTGGTGACCGGCACCAGCCCGGACGGCGTCGTGCAGTGGTTCTGCACGTACGTACCGCTGACTCCCGGGGCGACCCTGGTCGCTTCGACGGTCGCGCCGGCGTAACCGCGGCGGCGCGTCCGGCTCCCGACCGGACGCGCCGCCCCCAACGACATGACAGGAGACGCGGCATGGCAGGCGTGAGGAAGCAGCAGGTCGCGGTCAGCGCCGGCGAGATACGGCTGGTGCGCGAGGCCGGCCGGTTCCTGCTGATGCAGGGCGACACCGCGATCGACGTGACGCCCGTGATGGGGATGGTCAACTACCCGCTTGGCTGCGTGACGCTGCGGGTGCGCGTGTCCACCGGCCAGCGCGTGAGCCTGCGCACCGCGGACGCCGAGCCCGAGACCGTGGCGGTTTGAGCATGTGGACGTGCCAGTGCGGCTGCCGCAACATCGCCGCCGACCTGACCCGATGCCCGATGTGCACTGAGGAGAAAGCAATGCCGAAGGCAACCAGTGGTGGCGCCTCGAACGCGTGGGAGGAACAGGAAGCCGCAGCGCAGGCCCCCGTGGCGGATCCCGCCCCGGCCACGCCCGCCGAGGAGACCGAGCCTGCCGCACCGGAAACCCCAGCGGTCCCGGCCGAGGAGCCCAAGGCGCCGGCCGAGACGCCCGCGGTGGACGTGACATCGATGACGAAGGCCCAGCTTCAGGACCACGCCGACAGCCTCGGACTGCCGACCGACGGCACCAAGGCCGACCTAGCAGCGCGGATTACCGACCACGTTGAGTCCGCGACGGCCGAAACGGAACCGACACAGCCGGAGGCAACGCCGTGACGTGGATGCTGACAGCCTCCGGCCACCCCGACATCAGCGCCGACGCCCGCGCGCTGGAGGAGAAGCTCGTCGCCGAACTGCGGGCGGTGCTGTCGAAGCCCGAGTACAAGGCCGTCAGCTCGTGGTTCCGTGGCGTGCACACGGCCGTCACTGACGTGCACCAGGGGCCGCAGATCCAGGCGAAGGCGCCGGAGGCGTAGGCCATGAGCGACGGCGGAGTCACCGGGTGGGACCTGTATTCGACGCTGGTTCAGCAGGCCGAATACCAGTCCTACTACAAAACGATCCCGCCGGTCGCCTGCCCGAACGACGGCG